ATATGCTTTGTGGAATTCATCGCCTCGGTGATCGGCAATAACATCGTCTTCGGCCTGTTCAGCAAGTTCTTTAATTCGTTCGTTCATTTGTCTAATCCTTTAACAAAAAGACTGCCTACTATTGCCAACAGGAATAACATTCCAAGAGCAATAGCATACACTATTAAAAATTCAATCATTCTTCAACTCCGAAATGTTCTTTAATCTTGTGGTAGATTCGTTCCGATTCAATCTTTGCCGAAATGTTTTTATTAGCAATATTACCGCTCTTTAGTGCAATATCGGCGCATTCTTTTACAATCAACTCGGCGAACTTTTCTAATCCGATTCCTTTAGTATAAACAATTTTTTCAAGACCTGTTGCTGATGGGATATACCACTCACCATCATCCGTAACTTTACATCCAGCCTGTTCAGCAATTTGTTTAATTCGTTCGTTCATTTTTCACATTCCTAACTGATTTAGATAAATAATTATATCACAAACGGTAATTTGTGTCAACAAAAATGTCCCTCGCGGAACGGTAATTCCCAGGGACTCTAATGCTACAAAGGAGCAATCAGCAATGTATTTATTCATATACAAGACCACCCACAAAAACGGCAAATACTACATAGGTCGCCATCAAACAGATAATCTTGACGACGGGTATCTCGGTAGCGGTAAGTGGGTTTCTGCTATCAAGGACAAAACCACACTGACCCGAGAAATCATAGCAGAAGCCACTTCGTTTGAAGAACTTTATGATCTTGAAGAATATCATATCTCTCTCCATTATGGAAAACCAGAATGTATGAATATGAAGCGAGGCAGTGACGGCAATACCAGTGAAGATGCTAAAGAGTTCGCAAAGAGAATGATTGAAAATGGAACCCATAATTTTCTTGGAGGCGATCTTCAACGACGGAGAATCGCTGATGGCACCCACAATTTTCTTGATGGTGAAATTGCTAGTAAATCTAACGCCAAGAGAATTGCTGAAGGCACTCATAACTTACAAGGCTCCAACAATCCGACACATCGCAGAATTCAAGATGGCACTTACCATATGTTTGGTGAGAACAATCCTGCCGTTCAACGAGTCAAACAAGGCATACACAACTTTCTTGGCCCGGAAACCAATCAGCGAAGGATTGATAATGGTTCTCATAACTTTCTGGGACCAAATGCCCCCTCGCAATTTGTGTGGCACTGTGATGCCTGTGGCAAGACAGGAAAAGGCAAAGGAGTATTCACTAGATTTCATGGTGTCAATTGCCGCCTAGCGTAACTCCTGTTGCCCATTCAATAATGTCGGCGTGATCCTCGAACAATTCTTCCCGTTTTAGGTCAGAAATCGGGCACCACTTTGCTTTGTCAGCATCATCACTACCTTTTACTTTAGGCAGTTCACCATCAGGCAGTTCAATGTGAAACGCATGTGTAATGATACGACCACGTGGGCTACGGTCAATAGCGTCAAAGACCTTGCTACGCTTGATATTGCCACGCAACACGGGAGCGGGCACTTTGATACCTGTTTCTTCACGTAGTTCACGGATAGCCGCATCTTCTACACTACGGTCAGTGTTAGCGTTGACGTAGCCACCGGGCAGTGCCCACAGACCTTTGCCAGGCTCTGCTCTACGGCGAATCATTAGTACGTGACCAGACTGAATAACAACACTGTCAGCAGTGCTAAAGATAGGCGGGTAAGGGAGACTAGCATACTGTTTTTTATAGTTGGCTACAAACTCACGTTCACGAATGATTTGTGCATATTCGGGTGTAGCCTTGAATTGTTCAAGGAAGTCAAAAGTACTTTGCGGTACTACGCCTTGAATGAAACGCATGTTAACATCCTGCTTGAAATACAAGTCACGAATATCAGTAGCGTCAAGCGGTTCAATCTTTTCTACGTTGATGTAATCCCACTGAGGGAACATATCAAGATAGAAACTAGAACCGTCCTTCTTGTGACCAATGACAGCATCCTTAGTACCGATAATGCGATACTTGCTGTGGATACCTTGAATACGAACGGCCCATGCTTGGTCGTTGTAGATAGTATCAATGTTAGGCTCAACATAGACCTGCATTGATAGTCCTGCACTTGCGGCAAGAATCATTTGTTTGCGTTCGTCAAACGTGAAGGGGTTTTTGTAAGTGCGAGGTTGTTTTGCAGAACCTGCGACAATGACCAGTTGATCGGTCAGTGCTGTACAACGCTTGATAATCTCAAGGTGTGCATTGTGAAGGGGCTGAAAGCGCCCAATAAGTAGGATTGTTCCGTATGGTTTTGTTGACATTCTAAACTCCTTAGAATAATTGTCTGCTCGGCGTCTATCGCTTTGCTACTTTTATTTATCTATAGTATATCAGGTTTGCTATTTTTTGTCAAGAAAAAAGCCCCTTTCGGGGCCTTTTATTTAACGATTAGGGAAGGGCCAAACATCACCGTGTTGAACCTTTTGAGGTTCAACATACTGATAGCGAGGGGAGTCATCACACACTGCGTCAGTCGAACCCTTGTCATAACCTTCGTCATAGTTTTTGTTGTACTTGAAACCAGGAGAAAAGTCTTTACCTTCAAATCCATCAGTGTAACCACGATAGAATTCGGTAGAACCAGTCTTGGGACCACTGACAACAGGCTTTGCAATGTTGTTACTTGCGTTAGCTTGAACAGGCTTGTTGAAAGCATTGTCAATCTGATCGCCGTCGTTGCCGATTTCACCGACAACTTCGTAACGACATGCACGACCCTTAGCGTTATTGTAATCGCTAGGAATGGACACTACGTCACGTGGGTTGATTTTCAGAATCACAACACGGTTGTCGTACCCATTGCCAAAGTGAGGCAGATAGTCTTGACTACAGAAGTGCAGACCTGCGGAGCAAGTGCGATCCTTGTCATCGTCAACTTCGTTGCGTTCCATAGAAACAACCTGACCAACACTGTTGTTCATAGTACCACTGTGAATGTCCAAGTAGTCGTTACGGACTTTCTTGTAAGCCAAGAAGCAACCATCAGGAGTGATCGGCAGACTGTTCTTTTCCAAGAAGCCATACAGTTCATCAACTGCACGTTTGCTTGGGTTAGTCATGAGGTTCTCCATGAAGTTAACCAGAGGCTCAATGGGGAACTCGTCTTGCAACATAGCAATCATACGGGTAGCCAGACCATTGTTCATGGGCTTGCCCTTCCAGTAGAGTTGGTCACCTTGGACACTCACGTTGCCTTTGCCGTAGTTCAGTACGACCTTCTTAGGCTCGATAATATCCTTGACCTTTTCCCAGTCTCCTGCTTTGATAGCATCAATCACTTTGTTGTAAGTGATATGAGACTTGGCAATAGTATGGGGCTTGTTGCCAATCACGACAGTAACATTGTTACCTTGAACGATAAACGGAAAACTCATTTTAAACACCTTTAGAAGAATCAATCAAATTAATGTACTCAGCAACTTCAATACCTTCAGTACCGTATTTGCTCAGTCGTTTCAACAATGGATAACGCTTGTAAACGTTTTCCACTTCCTTCATGTACTTATCAATCAATTGACTTGGGTCAATATTAGATTGAGTTTGTACACTATACCTGCGACACAGCCATTCCAGATGCGTCTTGCGATTACTATCTTCTGCCTTGACATCCTTGAATGTGTTGAACAGAATTACGTAAGGGCTGTTACTGTTAATAACATGCTTTACAGCATTGTACTGAAAAAGATCATTCCAGTCAATAGACTTCTTGACCAAACCCATTACATCAGCACTGCCCATTTTACTGAGTTTGTCCTTAATGTGTTCATCAAGGTTAACCCAGTTCTTTTGAGTCTTGACCCATTCAATGTCACTCTTACGCACACCGTGAATAGTACCAGTGAAGATACCACTTTTGTTCAGGTGATGATGAAGGTCTTTAACATCGCTAACAACACCCAGACACTGATAGCCACTCAGTGGCAGATAGTAGTGTGTTTCTTTGCTATCAAACGAATCAGCCTTACCAGCGTCATGCCACACCATAGGAGCTTGAGAACTCCAACGACCGCGGCGTGACCCTTCAACCAGATGCATGATAGTAACGTTCTTACCGATACCACCTGCACGTTCCTTCTCAAGCAGATCACTTGCCTTGAAGATTTTACCTTCAGGCGGAGTAGACAGTGCCTTGAAGAATGCACCAGTCTTAACTGGCTTGTTCTTGTCAAAAGCCTCAATCACGTACACATTGGAGTAATGTGTGTCAATCTTGCTGTTACGCCAGTGATGCTTGGCTCGCTCAGTAGCACCAATCTTGGTATCGTTAACGATAAAATAAGTATCGTTGCTGACCTTGAGTTGCCATTCTTGTTTGATAACAGATTGATTGTTTACAGTAGTATGAGTGCTATGCGGCTTGAGGTTGCTACAAGATTGATAACTTTGTGTTTTGGTAAAACCCTTGATAACAATGTTGTACTTGGACACCAGTACATCAACAGGCAGCTTGAATTCTTTCATTGCATCCCAGCGATTTAGCGTAGGATTAAACAGTTCAAACTTAGTATCTTGAACATACTTGACCACAGCCTGACAAAACAGGTACTCCTGATGTCGCTTAGACAGATAAATTGCACGTTCCCACAGATTGTCAATCTTATCGGCTTCGTTAGCAATATGAATTGCCAATTGACTGTTCAGTGCTTCCAGCTTGGTCTTGATAGCTTGAATGGTTTCTGGAATGTAACTCAGACCTTCACGGCTTGCTTGAAAGTCAAGTTCACCGATGTTGAATTCCATCACAAGACCGCAACTCAGTAGACTATGCAGGTTACCAAGTGCCTTGTCAGCGTTGGGCACTTCAATCGGGTACTTGATATTACCCATGATAGCATAAGAATTGCGGCTATGCCCTTCACCTGAGTAGTGAACACCGGGGATGATGTTTTCTTCTTTGTAGCTAGGATCCTTGAATCCAAAGTCTGCATTGCCTGAAATTACAGGACGCAGTTTGAAATATTCGTAAACATAGCGGGCCTCTTGACGGAATTTGTCAAAGTCATAACGCTCATTCACTGCAAAGCGGACCTCAACCCCTGCAGGATCAGTAGTTTCTTCTTCCATCATCAGTGCGATAGAAGGAACGCCTTGCTCATTAATGAAAGCGGTATAGATACCTTTGCGACCGTCCTTGACTGCGGTTACAGTGAAGTTATCAGTATAACTAAAAGGAGACTTGCTACCGAGACCGAGAGCTCCAATGAAGGCGTTAGAATCAGTCTTAGTAGATTCAAAATAGGTAGTATAAATGCTTGTAACTTGGTCATGGGTTAGTCCTGTACCGTAATCACGGATACTGAAGAAGGGTTCAAATGAGTTGGGCAGGTGAACATCAAAAGGTGTTTCTGATTTTCCTGCGGCAGTGTGACTGTCAACGGCGTTGCAGGACAGTTCGCGGATGATTGCACGGATTTTGTTAGCATACAGACCGCTGGACAGAATATTGAATGCTTTGGCACTGTTGCGAATGCGGAATTCGCCAATCTCGCCCACGTTGGACATGATTGCTTCGTTTTGTACTGCGCTATGGAGTTTCATTTGTGTTCCGGTGTTTCAGTGTCAATACAAGTATTGTA